CGCTGTCCGAGCAGAAGGCGGCCTCGATGTCGCGGCCGAGCTCCTCGATGGACTTGGCGGCACCACGGGCCATCTCCTTCTTGCGGCCGACACCGGCGACATCGGAGATGTTCGCGGCGAAGTCGTCCACCATGATGGATCGGCGGAACTTCTGGCAACGGCCGGAGAGCTTCGCACGCTGGGCGGCGGGGGAGTCCCACGCGGAGACGTCGTCACCGGCCATGACGCCGGAGAAGGAGGGGGCATTGTAGCCGTCTGCTTGCCAGGAGAAGACGTCGGGGTTGACGAGTTCGGCACCCTTCTTGGCGAGGGCGAGGAGGGGCTTGGACTTGGCGTCCACGACGGCGATGAGATCGCTCAGGTCCTCGCGGAGGCCCTTGCTGATCTGGTCATTGATAGTGAGTAGGGGCATTTTGGTTGGTTGGTTGTTCGGAGTCGGCGGGGGTAGTTGTGCCTATCCGATGAGTTATCCGATGAGTGATTCCATGAGGGCTGCGACCGAGTCCCGGTCTCCACCCTCCAAAGCTTTCTGTAGCGACGCGGCGTCGCGTGCGCTCTTGGCGGGGATCTTCGACTTGCCTGTCACCTTCGGAGGCTCCGGCGCGGGTGACTGCGCCTTCCGGGAGGGGGAAGCGGCTGGGGCTGAGGCTGATTTAGCTTTGGCCTGTGCTTCCTGACGCGCCATGCGGGCCTGCTGGCCGACAAGGGCATCTCCGATGATCAGCTCGACATTGGGATACTTGCCCAACGCGGGATACTGCTTGAGGATGTCCCGGAGCGCCTTGCTCTCGGCCGAGCCCTGGGTGAAGAAGGCGGGGTAGGCCGTCTGGGCCTCGGCCCGACTGGTCTCCCTCTGCGCCAACCATGCCCTGCGTGCCGGTCCGTGATCGGTCACGATCGCGTCGGCGGCTGCGAGGTGTCGGGCCATCTCGGCCGCATCGACATACTCCTCACTGCCATCGGCCCCCTTCACGGTGGCCCCGTCGCGGTGGGTCATGGCCCAGGTGCGCACCCGCTTGGCGGTGGCGATCCTGGCATCCAGGTCCTCGATGGACTCGACGTCGGTGAGCGGATCCTCGGGAGTCGGCTGGAGCACCACCTTGGAGGCGGCGGCCAGTTCCGTCCTGAGCTTCTCGGCTTCCTCGCGGGTCTTCTCCAGCGCCTCTTCGGCCTCGCGCCTCTTGGCGGTCAGCTTGTCGATGCGCTTGAGCAGCTTGTCAGCCTTGGGGGACCGGGCCTCGCCCTTCTCTGTGTCCTCGCCGTCGGCTTCCTCCGCGTCGTCGTCCTCTTCGTCGGATGATTCCTCATCCGTCGTGGAGTCTTCCTCTTGCTTCTCCTCATCCGTCGTGGAGGCTTCCTCCTGCACGGATGGTGCTGTGTCATCGTTCCCGGAGTCTTCGGTCGCCTCGGGCTTCTCAGCCGTGGGCTCCTCTTCCTCCGTTGCGGGCTTCGCTGATTCGATCCGGATGCTCTTCGGGAGGAATGCCGCGATGTCCGTCAGACTAATCTCGTTCTCTGCTGCCATAGGTTAAGTCGCCTAAGTCGAAACAAGCCCCTTTGTTCCCTGCTCTCCGATCAGGCTGGCCGGGCTAGGTACTGCCGCCTGATATGCGCACTCGTCAGGTATCGAGGGGGGAGGTGTCAATAACTTTCTAACTGGAACCAGTTAGAAAGTTGGGAGCTAGGAGCTAGGAGTTGGGAGATGGGGGGATACCCTCGCCTCAGTCCTTCAGCCTTCAGCCTTCAGCCTTCAGCCTTCAGCCTTCAGCCTTCAGCCTTCAGCTCTTAAACCGATAATGCTGCGTCGGATAAACACCGCGAAGCGCCGTGGCGATCCTGAATGTTCGACACTCGGCCATTCCGCTATGCACGGCCTGCGAAATCAATGTCCCTGTCCTTTTGTCCGATAGCCCCCATGCACTCTCAAGCTCCCGGCGGGTGTACCATCCGGTGGGAACCTTTTCGGGCTTTTGCAATGGTCTGGACGGTTTCCGCTTTGCTGGCCCTCGACTCTCGACCCTCGACCCTCGACGCTCGGCTTTTGCCTTCTTCATTGGAACTTGGAGGCCAGTGTCCCGAGCAGTGAGCGACCCTCGATGATGGGGATATTCAGGTGGAGGAACTCGCCTGAGCGGGCGACGACCTGCACGCCGAAGCCATGGCTCCATCCGACGGGATTGGTATTTTGCCAGAGCGGTTGAAGCTCGCAGAGGCATCCCGGATTCCAAGCGGCGATGGCCCCCGTGTGGACGGGTCTGCCGGTCGAGGACTGGGCGCGGTGGGTATGGCCGAAGACGAGCGGTGCTCCGAATGCCTGGAGCATGGAGTCGGTCGCCTGCCTCGGGGTGCGGCTGCCGTGGGTGAAGTAGCATTTCCCCAGTCGGATCGCGCCGGGCAACTTGAGTCCCATGTAGAACTCTCCCTGCCGGTAGTAGGGGATCCCGCGTTCCTTGAGATTGAGCAGGAACTCGGGAGCGAAGGCACGGCGAAGGAACTCGGCATCCTTGGCATTCCGCAGTGACTGGGTGACGCACCAGGTCTCGACGCGGCGTTCGTGATTCCCCTCGATGTAGTGGAGGCGGGCGCGAGGCGCGGCAGTCTGGAGCGCATCGAGGAAGGCACGGGTGGCGGCGATATCCTGCTCGTAGGTGTAGGAGGTCTCGGCGACATAGCCCAAAACATGATGCTGTGCGAGCAGTCCGCCGCAATCGACATGATCCCCGAGCAGGACGATCTCGTCGGGGTTCAGTGACTTCACATCACCGAGACAGGCCGAGAGCGCCTGCTGATCGGCCTTGCACCCATGGGTGTCGGGGATGACGACGCGGACCAGCTCCTCACCGGAAGAGCGTGCGCTCTTGGCCGGGACGGGTGCCTTGGCCCTTGGCGTGGCGTGGGCACGCTCCAGCGCGGCGGCGAGCTTGGAGTTGGATTCCTCGGAGGATCGCAGTTGTTCGCGCAGACGGCGCACCTCATCGGCGGCGGCTGATTGTTCGAGTAGGGCCTTGGCCCCTAGCAGTGTTTTCTTTCCCATAGTGTCCCTTTCTCCCCCGAGATGCGGGGGATGAGCGTCCGTCAACGCTGACGGACCGACTCCTGACGCCTGCGCTCCAACTCGTGACGCACTGTGCGGATCATGTCAAGCCCTCCTGCACAATGAGCGAGCAGACCCGGCTTGTCGGCGACGGTCGCCGCGCTCACCAGCTCGATCTGATCGGCCTCGGCATCGGCCAGCAGCTCCTGCAATCCCCGCCACCAGAGCGGCTCATCATCGAGCCCGACGGAGAAGGCCATCAGGCGCTCCTCATCGCTGAGGCGATGAGGGGAGGCTGAAGGCTGAAGGCTGAAGGCTGAAGGGCTGAGGAGGGACTTGATGCGGTGGATGATGTAGGTGATGGGGTTCATGGTTGGGAGTTAGGAGTTGGGAGTTGGGAGTTGGGAGTTGGGAGTTGGGGGTTGGGGGTTGAGTGCTTCTCGGAGGGTTGCGGAAGATTGGGAGCGGCCCATGTAGTCGAGCCAGTCGGCGGCTTGCTCCACCAACTCGCGGAGCTTGGCGTTCTCGGCCTGTGATGCGGCGACCTGCTTCTGCAATTTGTCAGCGTGTTCCCAGATGGTTCCAGCGGGGTCTTGCCCCTCGGCAATGTGAGCGTTTCGCAGGTCGATATACTTCTCCTTCCAAGTTCTCCACTCGGCAGCCTTGGTTGCTAATTGAATTAACTCCTTGTGAGATCGACGGCCATCGTCGCCCAGTGCGGCTCGGATCTCTTTGACCTCGGCCTTGAGTTGTGAGTTCTGGTTGGTGTAACAGATATTGCTACGCACAAGGCACGATCCAATATCCTCATCATACCAAGGCTCTGTTCCACATCGGTATCCCTCAACTGGAAGTTCAAATTCTTCAGCCCCGCAATGGGGGCAGGCATCCGTTCTCGGTGTGTCGGTGGTCATGGGTGGTTCTTTAGTTTTTTCATTGGGTGTGGATTAGTCCCTTTGTTTCCTGTCGGTCTCGTCCATTGAGTTATTGGAGCGACTGAATTAGGTGGGTACGAAATCATCATTTTGCGGAGTGCGCCGCATTGATAGCACCACTCGTAAGCACCACCAGAAATGAGCCAGCTTTCTCGGTGTCTGCAACGAGCATCCGTTCTCGGTGCGTCGGTTATTTCATCATTCATAATTCATCCTTCATAAATTCCCGTCAGTACGTTCCACCGGAGCGGACTGACAAGATTTCTCCTTCTACATTTGTCACTCCTGAGAGGCAGAAGTACCGCAGGCAGTCGATGGGATCCTTGAGCGCGCCGGTCTTCCCGTCCGCGCCGGTCCATTCCTTGAGCGCATGGATGGTGTTCTTACACTCCTCGGAGACGTAGAGCCGGGGCTGGTTCAGCGCATCGACCGGCTTGCCGGTGTCGTAGTGGAGCCAGTCGTTGATCAGGTCGATCCCCTCGTCGATGTTCGTGCCTGGGGTGGCGACGAAGTTCAGGCCGATCTCGGCGCATTCCTCGATGAGCGTGGTGGCGCTCTCGCGGGCGACGGTGGCGGCATTCCCATAGCGGGAATCCATCCAGCGCTCGAAGACTTGCTCTCCCTTCTCCAGTCGCTCGATCTCCTCCTTGTACCTCTCCAGTCCGAAGCCGAAGCTCTTCTGCGCCGGACCGGCACGGCCGTCGGCCTTCTTCCCGTCGGGCTCGGCCCATGCGCCCGCGTAGCCGACGCCGTCGATGTAGTCCTGTCCGGGCCACTCCCGATAGACAAAGGCCCTGCCCGAGTCGTCGATGATCAGCCAGATCATGTACCAGTTCCGACCCGAACAGGGATCGACAAACTGGTAGCGTGTCCCCTTGGTCGGGATGCGGCTCTGGGGGATGACATGGACGCGGTCACTGAAGAGGGGGAAGCGTCCGGCGATCGCCTTGGTCGGGACGCCGTAGGCTCGGCAGAGGATCTCGGGGCGGGCGGCCTTCTCCAGCTCTTCCCTCATGCGGGTCCAGCCTGCCCAGGGATTGTTCCGGGTGTGGAAGTAGAGCA